AATATGATACCTGTTGATGTATTAATGTTGTTTAGTGCGTTTTGTAATGCAATGTATTCAGGTGAACCCTTTGAAATGGTTTTACCTTCGGCAGCTTGTATAGAGCGAAAGCCCCCTGCATGACGTTCAAGCCACATGTTACGAAACTTAATTATAATATCTTTACTAAACCATGAACGGTAAGCTTCACGTAATTCAGACGAACCATAATGTTCATCAACATCAGGGTTAACTACATACTTAATAAACTTTTCTGAATCTAATTCCTGTTCACGACCATCTAGCTTTTGAACAGTCTTAACAACCTCACCAAATTCATCAACGTAAAAATAAAACGTATCATAAGGCTTAAGCTTTAACTTCTTTAAACCCCACCACGTAGCACCTTGAAACTCTATTTGACTGAATATCTTTTCTGTTTCTGAAAAGCCATTATAAATAGCAGACATAATGCCATTGATAGCATCCATCCAACTACCTTGCATCTGTTCTATAATTTCATTACTTAATGCAATACGTCTTTCAACTTCATCATCAGATAGGCCATACTTCTCACCATCTAATACGAACATAAAATCACGACTAGTAACAGCATCACGTTTGAATTTAACTACGGCTTTAACTTGTTCATCTTGCATCATCTTTCGATAAATGCCGTAACCTTTACGACCAATTAAATCATCGGGGTTATACTTTTCAAAGTCTTTAAGAGAGTAGATAGCTGATACTTCTGACCAGCCAACATCTTTTTCAGGTAGTGTTTCTTGTTTTTGTTCTGTTGCGAAGTAACTTTTAATATCACTTTTAAATTTATTAAACATATTATCCAATCCTACGCATCATAATTCGTTAATTGTGAGTTCCCAAATAATACAACTTCTTCAACAGTGTGTGCAAGTTGTGGTGTTTGATTAGCAAATATCATTGCAGGACTATCAAACATATCAGGTGATTTAATTCCACCACGCTTCATTTCCTGTTTACTAACTAAGTCTTCAACACGTTCTAAAGCTGGTTTTGTTTTAACGCTACACATTTGAGCAGTGAAATCTTCCCAATCGTTTTCATCACAAAAATCTTCATCAATGATAATATTCTTATCACGCAAACCATCACGAAGAACAATTGCAGACCTAACACGTTGATTTCGCCATTGCTTAGTATCAACATTTTCAGTTGAGCCACCTTTGAAAACAATAACGCTATACTTCTTAGTTTTAATAATTGTTCCAGCAGTACCAGCACCAACACCAATCCCATCAACAATAATTAGATCACCATTAGCTATATCATAACCTTCTGCATTAGCAATTCTCATTGTTGCTTCGGCTGCAAGTATAGGTGATTCGGCTGGTGGAAATGAAAAACGGTGAATAGATTTAAACACTGTAAATGAATCATATTCGTAAGCGACTGTAACAACTGTTTCATCTTCACCACCATCGGCAACATCACAGGATACTTTTAAGCGTCTTAATGAACCGTCTGGTTTCCACTCTCTACGCGCTTCTTCTAACCATTGTAGAACAATTAATTGGTTTTCACTAGCTTCAACAAAATTACCAAATACACGAACCTGAACAACGGGGGATTGTTCGCCGTATTTCCTTATCATTCCATCAACCCAATCTTGGCTAACCCGTTTAGTATCCTCATGTTTTATCTTAATTTGGTAATAAAGTTCCATCGTTTTAGCTTTGCAATGTGAAGCATAAAACTCACCAGATGTTTTAGTTGGGTTTCCAATTAGTACAAGTATATTCAAGCCTTCGCTTATATCGCCTGTTAATGCACCCTCAATAACTGGGAACATTTCTTCGTTAACACCAGAAGCTTCTTCAACTAAAAACATTAAGTACTCGTCGTGATAGCCTTGCAAGTTTTCTGGAACACTAGCTGCTTCAACAATGGCAACATGATCAGGATCGTTAGCCCAGTAAATAGCTTTAGTCTCAACAGTCATTAAACTTTGGTATTCACTTATAGCTGACATTTTAACTTTACGAAACTCAGGCCATAGTCGCGTAGTTAATTGTTTTTCTTTTGGTGCGGTGCAAGGTATACGACCACGAACAACAAAGTTGAACCAGTGCATTAGCTTTGCCATGAAGTGAGTCTTACCACAACCATGAAACGCAACTACTGTGAAACGTGTCTTACCTTCGAGGTTATATAGAGGCTGAATACCAGCTTTAATTCGGAATAAATCTGCAACAGCGTTCATGCCGTGTGACTGCCAAGGATCATTCGGTGAGCGTAGTATCTTTTCGCAAAACCAATCAGGATCATACTTTGATTTACGAATAACTTTTTTTAATGTTTTAACATCCATTTCATTTATAAATTTCCAAGACCATCATCATCATCATCATCTTCATTATCGTTTAAAGCCTGTTTAAATGTTTCACCCTGACTTAGTTCAATATGATTAATAGCTCTATCAGCTTGGTTAAGTTTATTCTTACCTAAGAAAATAAGCATTTGAGGATTGCCTTGCATTGCAACTTGAATTTGTTTTTTACGAAGTGAGGCATTACCTTCTTCACGACCTTGTAAGATTGTTTCCATCAATACAGGGTTATTCTTTTTCATTGTAATAAACGTTTGCTTACTAACTCTTAACACTGCATATATTTCAGACTGAGTACAACCTATCTTCGCAAGTTCCTTGACTTTGTTTAAATCAACTGATGCTGGCATACGTCCATTATCAGGTTTACCAGTGCCGTTAGTATAGATAAGATTTTCAGCAACAGTATCTATTCGTGGCTTAACAACTTTTTCTTTAGTAACTTTAGTTTTTTGTCTAACAACTTTTTTCTTCTTAGACTTTTTATTAGTTGTTTTCTTTTTAGTTTTTTTCCTAACTACTTTCTTTTTAGCAGCCATAACATGCACCCTTTAAATAATGGAGCGTATAAGTCGGAGTCGAACCGCTATCATAAGAGGGCATCCAATGATCTTCCACAAGTATACGCATTAAACTTTTTCACCTTTATACATTCCAGCACCTAACTCTTTTATTTTAGAAAAAGGTATTTCTGGAACAGTTAACTTTGCTCTATAACTTTTATCAATAAAGTAAACGTATCTAAATTGATAACCCTTTAAAGCATCCCACTTGGCAAATTCTTTTGTAATCATTTTGTGATGTGCTTGCATTGATTGCATCACTTCACCCGTGTCAGGGTTAACTCTTAAACCAACATTCTTTTTTATGTTAGTTAAAACAAAACCTGATGCACGATAAATAGTTCCATCACCGCATTGTGTACCATCTGCAAAACTAATGATCCATTTAACATTAGGGTAATGTTTTTTTATGAGTCGAATAGATACTGAAATAGCACGAGATTCTGAGTTGCGAGGTAACTTGTCACTAAATGCCATACGGTTAAGTTCCATGAAGTCATTCCACTTCGTATCATCAACTAACTTTATCGTAAAGTCTTTACGCATTGATGAGCCGTATTGCAACACACCTTCAAGAACACCGTTCCAAAAAACACCAAAATGCAAAGCAGAATTAGGAACGACCTTACCGCTATAATGATGAAGCTTGATAAAGTTGTTTGCATCTCTTGAGGCAATTGGTTTTATGATTAAGTTTTTAGCACTCATTTAAATATGGTGGAGGAGTCTGGAATTGAGCCAATTTGTTGAGGTGTTTTACCTTTAGTTTTAATACGACCAAAACGCATTGCTGCAATGATGTTCTTATACTCACCTGCTTTAGTTAAATAAAAATCATTACAAACATCTTTACCGAAGTATAACCAAGCTGATGCTTGATAAACTATTCCACAATCATTCTTACAACCACCAGCATGAGTGAAGATAACTTTTAACTTTGTATGTTCTTTTAATAACTTCATAGTTAATGCAAGTACATAACTTTCGCTATTGTGACCGTAATCATCACTGATCCATAAACGTTGCATTTCTATAAATTCTTCTTTAGTTAAATCATTAACCAAGTGACCCACTTTAGTTTCAGTACTGCTACTATACCCAAAGACAATAACACCAACCGCTTTCTTATTAACTTTATCAAACACACCTAAGAATATCTTTGAACCATTAGGAAACGTTTTCATGTAATGATTATGCAATACCAGACTCTTAGCATCAGCACGAGCAATAGGTTTAACTTCTAATAAATTAAAAGACTTACTCACTTTTGTAAGTACCTTAAACAAACACTATAAATTGCATTGCCATTACTATTATCATTTAAGCTATCATCAACATCAGCATTAAGCCTAACTTCTTCCATAGCTTCTCTTATGGTATCAGCCTGTTCTTTATGCAAAGTAAAAGTAATTTGTTCCATGTCTCCTTTATCACCGCTTGCAAGTGATGGGAAACCAACTTCATCAATATCACCTAAGATGCTATTTAGTTCATCACCTTCAAAACCAGTAAAGAAATTATTTAAACCTGTTAGTTCATCTTTTAAGAAATCAAAATTCCATGTAGCAATCTCACCAACTTTATTATCAGCAATGCGTAATGCTTTAACTTGTTTAGGAGTTAACTCTGTTGCAAAGACAACAGGAACTTTTCTCATTTTTAATTTTTGTGCAGCTAAGAAACGAGTATGACCGATGATGATTACATTTTTCTTATCAACAACTATTGGTTGAACAAAACTATAATCTTTAATTGACTGAGCAACTTCATCAATTGCATTTTCATTGTTACGAGGATTTTTATGGTATGGCTTTATTTTGCCAATAGGTGTTTCGACTATTTTCATTTGGATGCCCTGTAATGAATATACGATGTATAACTGCATCCTAGTTTAAAATATAGATTAATGAAAGGACTATAAAAAAATAGCCCCCTATAGCCCCCTGTTAGCTACCTTACTTTTTTTATTTTCTTTTACATTTCAAACACTTAAGAGCGAATAGCTACCTTAGCCCCCTTTTCAGGTGAAAACGCTATAGGATATATAGCTAGGTTAGTTACTTATCCCTTTTCTTCTTTGAAGTAGCTTAAGTAACTAAAGGGGCTAATGGTTCTCACTTTCCATTTAAAAACAATAACTTAGAGTTAAAAATTTTAAGCCCCCTTGTAGCTACTTAGCCAATTATTAGCTACCTCTGCAAAAAAACATGTTTAAAAGCTATTATTTCAGCATTAAAACAAGATAAAAATACATGAAAAATACTCAATTAGAAGTGTTCACTAAGGTTGTTTTTACATTTTGCATACACTAGAGTACTTAACAGGCTAAGTTAAAAAACAATTTAATGAACCAATGCCAGCTTAAAAAGCTATCCGCAATATGACTTAGCCCTCATCCAACTGTAGCGGCTGGCATTGGTTCGCCCTAATTTAATAACTTGGTATAACCAATGGAAACTGAAACTTTTTCTAAAAAAGAATTAAAACAATTAACCCTTGAAGATTTAAAACGCAGTGGATTGAATGGTAAAGACTTTAGTAAAATGAAGTTACAACCATGTAATGCAGACCAAGCATCTATAATACTTAACAACGATTATGCTTCGCATGGTTATGTGATCCCATACCATAATATTGATGGAACGCTTGCACCGTTTTTTCGTTTTAAAAGTTTAAGTGATGATCCAGACCAACCAAGATACTTACAACTAAAAAACTCAAATTCAAACCTATATTTCCCACCAAATGTAAAATGGAAAACGTTGCTTAATAAAAAAGGTGCAACGATTGTTATTACAGAAGGTGAAAAGAAAGCGTATGCAGCAAGTGAAGCAGGTATACCAACGATAGGTTTATCAGGTGTATGGGCTTTTAAGTCAAAACGTACACAAGAAATATTATTAAGTGACTTTGATTTAATTGGTTTAGCTGATAAGAATATTATTTTATGCTTTGATAATGATGCAAGAAAAAATAATAATGTGATGCAAGCCTTGCAAGCATTGTCATCTGAGTTAATAAGAAAAAAAGCTAAAGTTAAAATTAAATATTTACCAGAAGATGATTATGAAAAAATTGGTTTAGATGATTACCTGTTAACCAATACTAAAGATGATTTTGAAAACCTACCAGAAGTAAACCCACTACATAAAGACATTGCTGAATTAAATAACGAACTTGCTGTTGTGCCTATTGGCAGTAAGGTTGCAATTTTACGTGAAGAAAATGACTTGAACTATAGAGATAGAAAGACAATAAACTTTTATAAAGTTCAGGACATGACAACGTTATATGCTAATAGAAAAATAGCAGTACCATCAGCAGATGGAAACGTAACTGAAGTTCCTTTATTTAAAAAGTGGTTAGAAAATCCTGCACGTCGAACTTACGAAGGTATTATTTTTGATCCTGAACATGACCGCGAAGGGTTTTATAATTTATGGACAGGCTTTGAATATGAACCTAAGAAAGGTAATTGCAAACTTTATAAAAAACATATTTTAGATAACATTGCTTGCGGTGATGTAGAAATATTTGATTACATTTGGGCTTGGATGGCCGATGCAGTACAGCATCCAAGTGATCGCAAAGGCGTTTCAATTGTCTTACGTGGTGATCAGGGTACAGGCAAAGGTGTATTCATTAACAACTTTGGAAAACTATTCGGTAAACACTTTGCACAAGTCAGTACTGCAAAACATATAACAGGCAACTTCAATTCCATACTTAAAGATAAACTAATTATGTTTATTGATGAAGGTTTTTGGGCAGGTGATAATGAATTAGGTGGAACGCTTAAGGGGTTAATAACCGAAGATACTATTTGGATTGAACCTAAGAACATCGACAAGTTTGAAATAAGAAACCACTTAAGAATATTAATGGCATCTAATCATGGATGGGTAGTACCAGCAGATGCAAATGAACGGCGAATGTGTGTGTTAGACGTTGGCAATAACAAACGACAAAACTCAAAATACTTTGATGCAATAACAAAACAAATGAAGAACGGTGGTCGTGCTGCATTACTTTATGAGCTAATGGAATTTAATTTAAAAGGGACTGACCTGAGAGACTTTCCAAAAACCGAAGCATTACTTGATCAAAAAATTAACACGATGGATTCAGTCGGTAAGTTTTGGCATCACGTTTTAGAAAGTGGTGATTTAGTTGCTGGTGAATGGAATAAAGGTGAAATAAATACCAAGTCTCTTTACACAAACTTTATAGAGTTTACAAAAGATGTAGGATTGCACTATAGACATACACCAACCGAATTTGGAATACGAATAAAAAAGTTAACAGGTGATAAAGTAATTAAGAAACAGAGAAATAATAAAATTAGTGCAACTACTAAAACAACAAAGATGTATCTGTTTCCAGAGATTGAAATATGCCGTGAAGAATTTGAAAAGTTTTTAGACTCAACAATTGAATGGGATAAGTAAAATGAAAAATATTAGTAAAGAACAAATGTTAAAAATGAAGCTACATGAAACTATAAAAATACATGAGCCAGAAGATCACATGCCTTCACTTAGAATACAACGTGTTTTTAATGGCTGGTTATATACTAAGTGCATATTACTTGATGATAAAAATGCAATGCAATACACAACAACCTTCGTTCCTGAAAATATATAGGAGTAAATTATGACAGTTGAAAAAATAAAACAAGAGTGTAGTTTTTGTGGTGCTGGTTTAAAAGATGTTGAGAAATTAGTAAGTGGACAGGTTCACGAATCAAAACAGATTAAATACATTTGTGATAAGTGCATTGTTGATTGTGAGAAAATTTTAGCTAATGAAAAGTTATGCGTGAATAAAGTTATAAGGTTTAACTAATGATTGATACAAAATTTAGAAACCTATCTGGAACAAAAAGAATACAGTTTAAACATTGGGCTAGTGTAAGCAATAAATTATATCCACATGTATTCAAACTATCTGAATTATGGAGTCGTGCAGGTATTAAAGAAGATGGTACTGCACTGAGAATTTTTAGATTAGAAACTTTATTCCCATGATAACTAAAACTCAACGTTATCTTTTAAATAAATTACCTGACAACTACATGAAACACATCATCGTTTCTGAAAATGGTTGTTGGTTATGGCAAGTTAATTTGAACGCGGGGGGTTATGGTAGATGCCATGTTAAAGGAAAACGGTTAATGGCTCACATCGTTATCTTTAAATTATTAAAATATAATTATGATAAAGAATTAAAGTTAGATCATGTTTATTGCACTGATAAAAATTGTTGTAATCCAACTCACCTTTCACCAGTAACAAACTCAATCAACGTCAACAGAGGATCAGGTGCAACGTTTAAAACAAAGCCATTCAAACCACCTGTTGAGCATAACCCCGATTTTCTATCAGACCTGTTGAACGGTATAGACGAGCAGATTATATCGGCACTGTGACAGGCCAGAACAGCGACTTAATAAACAACTTGACACAAACACCAAGCCCACCTAGAAACACCACTACGAAAACGACATGCACCACAAAAGGTTTTAAAATAATACAAGCTGAATTGTCAATTAAAGTGCAATTTAATTCCTTGACAAAATACAAAACTCGTAGCTCAGAAACCCCAAAACATCGGCTTCGCCTAACAGGGGAACACGCTACGTTCTACCCCTTACCAATAACATTACCAGCCATGATAATAGAAAGCTTAGACCGCACCACACAAAGCCACGTTTTAAGGTTAGAAAGTCAACAGGGTTTCACAATTAATTCACAACTTAAACCCTTATTTTTATCGGGTATTAATTAGCACTCCTTTATATATACGAATATAATTAGTTATTAACTTGTAACTTAATTATTAATGACTATAATCAATATAACGAAACGGAAAAACCAAGAGGGCTATAAAATGAAACTTGTATATATTAAAACTGGAAACGAAGTAAAAGTTGGAGACATTGTTGAAACTGGTAAAGGTGAAGAAGTTGTTGTTGAGTATTTTGCTGAACCACACAAGCCAAGTTCATCAGGTAAAGTGTCAGTTAAACCAAACCGCAAACAAGGCGAAGACGAAGTGATATTTAGTCGTGAGTTTTTTGTTAGCATTATTGATGCTGAATGGATTGAACGTGAAGACAGGGGTGAATAGAATGACTGCACAAGAACAAACATTTAGTAATTATGAAGCGGGTGATACATTACCTAACGGAGCGAGCATTGTTGATGTTGATAACTTGAACGGTTATGTACTGGCAATAAATAAAGGAGCGGTTCAACCGTTTGTAGTTTGGGATATTATGCCTAATGGTGAAGCTTACAACGGGCGTTATAACCAGTTTTTAAGTGATGCCTTAATTACTTTTAACGAACTGACAGGTAACGATTAATAGTTAACTACTAAAGCCGCTTTGAAATATAGGTGGCTTTGTTGGTACAACTAAAACCAAGAGGGCTAAACCATGAGCAAAGTAAATACAGAAGACTCACCGACATACAATAATGAAACTATTAAATTAGAAAACCAGTTGATTGAAAG